AAGAGTTAGGTCAAGTTGTTCGGCTAATACTACTAAGCAAACAAACACATCACCTATGCCGTCAGAGGTAGACCACTTGTCTCGGTAAGCTATGCCTTTAGCAAGTTCCCCTACTTCTTCAACCAGTTTAAGCATTTGTTTTTCAGGCTGAACGTCAGCGGTCAACAGACCACGTTGCCTAGCCCATACAGTAATAGATTCTTCTAATAGAGTTAAGTCTCTTTGCATATATTCTCCTTATATTAACTATAAATATATTATAAGTTTGATCAACTACACCTAAAAGGTTTATCGTTAGAGGTCTTCTAAGTGCCTAACGATTACGTAGAGAGCCAACACTATGGAAAGCCAGATTAAAAACCCAGCACCAAAAATGTACCCAATTATTTCTATCATAAAATTAAAAGACGCATGGCACTAGTACTTATGAACACCAGTGCCACACTATTAAGAACAGGGCTAACATGAAAGGAGGAAAACCTGTTCTTCGTTAATTGCATTTAAAAACTTGCCTCCTGAAGCACCAAGTCTTTTTTGCGTTTATCTAAAAAGGATCTTACTATTTTCCCGTCTGGGTAGTGTAAGTCCCAAAAGTCATCTTGTACGTTATGCATCATAGTCGGGAGGTTGTGTTTTTCCTGAGCTATTTCTTCTCTGCGTAAATCTACTATGTGTTTATATTGCATTTCTATACTCCTAAAGGGTCAAGAGATATGAACTGCATAAAAGGTTCTTCTTTATACCCTTCTTGTATCCACCTAACATATTTATCTTCTACGTCCCTAGGATGATATGTAGCGTCAGTAGTTTCGCCCTCATCATTATAGCCAACTATTACTGCTTTACCAGCATAGTTGTAATTATTAGGCACCCACCTAAAGTATCGGTTAGGATCTCTAAGTAAGCCGTCGTCATCTACAATGAGCATGTTGTTATCATCTAGCGTAACGATATCAATGTGGTGAACTTCCATCCACTCTTTTATTTCTGACATGTAGTCGTCAAGGGGTGGGTGAGCTACTCGTATTTTTTCTTTAAAAGGGTCAATGAGTATTGCCCTTAATCCGTTTAGTTCTTCTTTCATAAATTATCTCCATAGTTATTTTTATTAAGATATATAAATAATAAGGTAGATGTATATAGGATAAAAGGAAGGTGGGGCGATAAAAACCCCACCTTATGAGGTGCTTTAAGCGATTTTGAGAGTTTTAACTTTCTCAATGTCATACCTTAAATCAGCCATTGAATACAGTCCTGTAGCTATCGCTTCCTTGACTGTTTTACCACTAACAGCTTTGACACGGTCATTGTTTGCCTCAGCTGTCACCTTTTTACCTGTAGCATTAACAATACTATCAGGATTAAATTTGCCAAACCTCACTTTAGGTGTTGCTTTGGCTACTGTGCTTTGCTTTTTAGCAGAAGCAAGAGTAGGTTTTTTTGCTAATGATTTAGCCATAATATATTCTCCTATATATGTTTACTATATATAGTATATACACAGTAAAAGAATGTAAAGGATAATCAACTAGTAATTAGTTTTTATTTTGAATGTATTCTTGCTTAGAAAGGTAGAAAGTTTTTAGAGCGTCTTTAACACGTAGAGCTTCATGTTCTCTAGCTTCGTACTGTTCATGTTCTTCACGTATCTCTGCCAGTTGCATAATGCCTTGAGGCACAGCATATTCTTCAGCGTAACAATTAACATATTCAAATAGAGGTTCTTTTGAGCCTTCGTAAATACCATTAGGACCTGCACCAAATGCATCTACAGCTTTATACGGACTTTTGTATGTATTTTCTTTTTCGTTCCTTACACAGGTAAGGCTACAGTATTTTGCCCAAATACCTACATCAGTTTTATGAGGAATAATTTCCCCACAACTAATGCAAATAGGTTTACTGGACACAACCCTGAGGAGTAGTTGATTTAACAACTGGTTTTTTATCTAGGGGAGATGTATCCCCAAGGCTATGTGTTCTTTTACCACACTTTTCACACTCATAAATATGTGCTAGAGTGCCTAGTTTAGTAATGGTGTGCGAGTTAACCCACTGATGATTCATCTTTACCTAGCATTTTATCAACAGCGTCTCTGTACATATCACCGACACGCAAACCGATTTTGATATTATTTAAAGCACCGTGAATACTAGACCCACGCAAAGCGTCTGGTTCTTTTTCTAGTAATTCGTTAACTGCTTTTTCTATTATTATCATAGCGTCTTCTATTTCTGGTCTCATAATATTCTCCTAAATTAAAGTATACCTAAATTATAGTATAGATCACTTAGTTCCCATAACTTCATCAAAAGACTTTTCTTTTATCTCATAAAAGTCCACGTTCCTTACTAACACGTCATCGGTGGGTATGTCTAAACTTTCGTAAACAGCGTTGGTTTTAGTTTCTTCTAGAGTCACACGTTTCTCTAGACGTTCAAATTGTCCTTGGTTTGCTTTCATGATTGCTTGCTCAGGGCTGGTAGCTTTGACTGGAAAAAAGTCCACTTGCATAATAGTAAAAGGGACATAATAAGTATTAAGTTCTGTGTTATCGTGTACGAGAGTGAGTTTTGGTTTTGACATGTTATTTCCTTATATAAAAGCGTGGGGCTATGATAGATCTACTAACAACCACCCCACTAAGTTAAACTGCGTTTTATGGCGACTTGAGTTTCACACTTAGCCACTTATGGATTCTTCACCTCTTACAAAGTAGCGTTTTCCTTCTCGGCGACTTTCGGCTTACGCTTAACCTAGTTTTATTAAAGCTTAGATCTAAAATAGATAAAAGCTTCTTCTTTAGATTATTATACTAGTCAAATGCTCCTAATAACCAAAAGACTAGTAAATATCTATCACCTTTTTCTACTGGCAAGCCACGGTGCATGTGAGTGAAGCTAGGAAACATTAAAGCAGTTCCGCTAGGCAAAGGATCTACAATCCCTCTACCATGAAACTCAGTTCCTCCTCCTGTATATTCGCCAGTGTTAAGAGGCACTACAACACTAAGATCGGCTGAGGAGTCATGATGCCACGCTCCTTGTTGTTTGTCTACTATATTATAGTTAGCTATTTGAATACTTCCTGGGCGAGCAGCATGTCTTTGCCATATAGACATAAACGCAGGGTTCAAGTAGTTAAGTGCCACGCTCCAAAGGTTATCAAATAACGGAGGACAGTTATCGTGCAGGGTTATTTCTGGTATCTGCCTTAGTACATCTTCCTCAGGGTTAGGGTTGAATCCCAGATATTCTTCCATGTGTTTTATTTCATCTAACATCATAGTGCAAAATTCTGGAGTAAATAAAGGCATAGTATAAACATCAGGGAGCACTTGAGTAACATACTCACCTAACGTTGTTTTTAGATCTTTTTGTCCTTCGTGTATTTCGTAATCTTCAAAATCTGCCTCGGCATCTTGTATAAGTGCTAAAGTTGTTTTATTAACACACCACTCACTATTGACACCTAACAGTGTATTCCTTAGTCTGTATGGAGCTAATTCTTTAATTCTTGACATACTATTTTCCAAATTTTATTTAGTCGACTTGACTTCATCAGTAGATGAAATTTGTTGTATAAATCTCTCATGTTGTTCTCTTTCTTCTTTACTGGGTCTCTTAATTGAGAAGCCCATAACTTTACCTGAGTGTAATGCTTTACTGGCTGCAGATCTAATCTCAGGATACTCAGACTCTACAGCATCTTTCATTTCAAAAATCATTTTTACTATGTCTCTAGTCATAGCCCAGACCTAAAAGTTAAATTAATTCTTTCTTCGGCTAAAGGTAAATCAGGCACAGCGTGAGTGCTTTTCATTTGACTGTGTCCGTCAAATATAAGTACATCACCATGCTCTAAAATATAAAATGTTTCTTTGTTAAGAAAATTTTCTTCAAAAAATATATCGCTGGTATTAGTATGTTTTTTGATAGGGTTTTGGTAAGTACGCCAAGCAAACACACGAGGACCACCAAAACTAATTGAAACTACAATATCATCAAGGGTGGGTACTGTATCACTGTGATGAGGTATACCTACACCGTTGTCCCCATAGTAACCACAAAGACAAAAGGTAAATTTAATTTCTTTATTGTATATGTCACTTGCTAACGCTTCAGCTCTATCTTTTATGAGTTTCATTTTGTAAGTCCACGGTTCTGGTTCCATGTACTTACCAGCATACTCAAACGGTGCGTCACCAAAGCCACGACTAGGTCTACCATAGACCATACCGTTCTTAGTTTTACGAACTACAGGTTCATCCCAACGATCAAACTCAGGTTGAAAGTAGCTAAACGCTCCCTTTAGGTAGTGTATATTCTTTGTCATCATCTTCTATCTCTGCTTCTATTATCTTACCACTAGGGAGTATGCCCCCAGTTTCTTGATAGAGTTGTTTCATACGTTCTAATACTTCTTCTTTAGACATAACATCAACTCTATTTACAGTCATCTCACTACGAGTTACATATAGTCCTGCTGCTTTACCCCTAGCCACTTCCGCAGCAACTGCAGCAGACCACGCACCATTACGCATAGCTCCTTCTCGTATATCTTTTAAGTCTACTAAATGGGTAGCTAAATCTAGTTCTACTCTTTTACTGGCTTTTTCTTGTAGAGCTTGTATCTTTTGTTGTACTAAAGGGTTCTCGTCACTAGCCAGTACATACCCTGCTTTTACAGCATTCTTTTCACTGTACCCTGCATCTATGGCTGCATCTTTTTGAGACATGCCTTTTGCCACGTTCTGTGCAAATTTTTCTTGTTTGGGGGTTAATTTCTTTTTCTTCATTCGTTAAGATACTTAAAAGCTAATATTAATTTAAGATTATTATGCCTACGTTCAACAAACTTTTCAAAGTCTTCGTTCTTGTCTACTAGCATTAGTATGTCAATAGGTACAGCATAGTCATATAAATCCCAATCCTCATAGGGGAGGAAACCTTCAGTAATCCAATTTTTCTTAGCCATGCTCATATTATAACCTAATTCATTTTAAGAATCGTTCTATTTTCTATATCGTATACGTTGAGCTTACTGAATGCTTCGAGAGGACAATCAAGAACTGCTTCTATAATTAATCCTTCTTCATTAAACGGTCCAATAATTTTAATTCGTATATGAGGTTCAACTGATTCTCCGTTAGCGTGTTCGTGTAACATCAAAGGTAATACAGGGAAAATAACTGAGTCAGGATTATACCCAAACTTTTTTACAGCTGCAATAAATTTTTTGATGTTGAGGCTTCTGTTAAAGTTTTTTTCTATGGCTAACTCATTAGCACTTACAAGTTCTTTATAGGACATAATCCTAGCTTGATCAAAAAAGTCATCTTCTATTCTGTTCGCCATACTCTCAGCATTTTAGTGCCTTCTTCCTCGGTTGTTCTAGTTACTAATCTAACTCTATGCCTACCTGAATAAGCAGACGCAGCAGTTCGTAAACGTGTGACTTCTAGTTCGTTATCCTCAAAGGGAATAGCGAAACTGTCGCCAATTTCTAAACGATGAAACGACCACTTCTCTTTATAGTTTGGTAGAGGTACATCTATGTTTTTCTGTATTTCTACCATCTTGGGGTATCCGTAATATCAAATAATTTTTTTAGTTCATGCATATATTTTTTTATAGCTTTTTCAGTAATAGCTGCCATAGTCATTCCATGCTCGTCACAAAACTGTTTAAGTTGCTCATGTGCTTCTGGTTTGATATTAACAGGTTTAAATTTTATTTCTTCAGTCATATTTTTCTCCTATATTATATAACAAAGGTATATATTAGTATAGATCGTATAAAGATAATAGGGCTGATGTATAAATTATATGAGCCTTTTTAAGCGTTTGATCTAGTATAGGCTAGGTAGGGTAGGCTTATAAAAAGAACGTCTCTAAAACGGTCACAGTAAGTTTACGCTACTTGATCGCTATAAAAAGGTACTTTAAAAACCTTAATACATCTGTACTTGCTGGCATTATTTTTAATAGCTTTGACAACACATTGAGCTATTTGATCACGGTGTTCTTCTACCCAAAAATCAAACTCCCCTGCGTTATATATCTCAGAGTTTATATCGACTTTGACTAATAATCTAGCAGGGGTTTGTTCAACTTGATTTGGGTTACTGTACACCATTTCCCAAAGCAATACATAATTGGGTTTAGCTTTTCTTGACATACCCTAATTTTATATCATATTTAATATCATTGATATTAAGCACACCTTTGTCTAAAACATCTTGTATGGTTTTAATATTTTCATATTGTTTCATACGCTCTTTGTTTTTACTAGACATAGGAACTTTATCAGTGCGTGTTAGTTTTTGACTAGTATCATAAGGATCTCTAGCACTAATCTCATTACAATAATTGTTGGGTTTGGGTATATCTATTTGAGTTTTATAACTGCGTTTCATATCAATGTCCTCTGGGTTGATAGCTCGTTTATAAAAAAGATTCCAAAGTTTTGTTTGACAATCTTTAGGGTTTTTAAAAGTTTTAATTTTGCGTTTAGCAAATGCATTGTATGCTTCAATTGCTTTACTCTCTGGTGAAATACAATTTTTAGCTGACATAAATGCAGGGTCACCAATACGTGGATGACCCTGAACAATTTTATGTAGCTCTGTCATATCGACTTTCACCACCCTTGAATAATCAGGAGTGGTGAAACATAGAAACTCTATAGAATTATGCTGCTTCTGCATACTCTATAGCTTTAGACATAGCTCTAGTTTTTAAACTAGCACGAGCCCCGAACCATGCGTTATGCATTGCTGCGTCACGGTCATGACCCCACTTATGGTCAACTACAAATGTTACTGCATTCATAGCACCCCACCAAGTACCTTGGCTTGACTTAAGATTAGCTCCAGGCTGTAACTCAAGAGCCTCGTACATTTTGCTAGGTGTACGCTGGAACTCATCTAGCATAGTAGCACGAGCCACGTATGCTTTTTCATTCTTAGTATTCTCTAGTATCTTTTGCTCTAGAGCTAACTTAGGTTGCATAAGATCTGCTAGGTAGCTAACAACGGTATCCTTGTTATATTTTCTACTACACAAGAACTCTGCTGCTTCTTTGTACTCTTTCATACGGTTGCTTGCTAGACCTAGTGCCTGCTCTGCAGAAACAATAAGGTCTTGGTCAAACACTTTAGTATGTGGCATTTTAAAATGTGGCTGAGTTTTATCAGCTAACGCCATAGACAAAGTATTATTACAAACCACACGGACTGGTGTAAACCTAATCTCGTTAGACTTACCCCACTCATGAGACACAGATACCAATAGGTTGCCTAATATCCTGTCGTCACCAGGCAAGGTAAAGCTTTCATCAACTTTAGCCATGCCCCATATCTGACGACCGTCTTTTAGAGAGCCTGCAGTTTCCATGGTCATATTACCTGCGTCAGTAAACTTCTTAAAGAAGGTAAATGCATCGCGGTTTTGGGTTGGTATAAACTTTGGTCCACACGGTCCAAAGATTTGGTTATCACTATCTCTTACAAGTAGTGAGTGGTTAGGTGCCATAATAAGGTCGTCTGCCTTATCTGGGTCAGCGTTATCATATGTAAATATGTCACGCTTACTTACTGTCCAATCAAGTCCAGCTTGTACTAACATTTCTTCAGGTGTTAAGTTACTGTCAACTTGTACACCTAGCCCATGCCAGGGAACTTCCCCTGCATAAGCCATAGTTTCGACGGCTGCTGCCATAATATTCTCCTATAAATGCTTATTAATTATTTAATAAGTACTAATAATTATAAGTATAAAGGCTAGTGATAAAAGGATAATCTTAAAAGAATTTAAGATTCAATTGAGTATAATCCACCTTGTATAAGGAGTTCTCTGTTTCTTATGTGGTTTGCTGCTATTTCTTTTTTACTTTGACCTGTGTAATGAACAGCCATGTGATTGAGCACCATCAAATTATTTATATTAATTCCATCCACTATAACTGAACCTAATACTCTACCGAACTTACCTTTAGAATCTTTAAGTTTAGTTTGAATTATAATTTGTTTGCCTTGTTCTATTTTGTCTTGGAGATATTTTTTTGACAATAATCCACGAGCTTTTTCTTCAAGGTTTCGAGTCCTGCTTTCAGGTGTATCAATCCCATACAAACGAACGCGACACTTATGAAGAATACTAAAGCCAAGATCCAAAGTAACATCAATGGTGTCACCATCAACCACCCGATTGACTTGACAATTATACTCATACATTATTTTTTCTTACGAGGTCTGCCTCTTTTCTTTTTGACTGTGGTGTAGGCTTCGTTTACGTTTGGAGTGCTGGGGTCGTCAGCGACGTATCGACCTTTTTTATTTCTTGCTCTAACAGTTTCTGTTTCGTGTAAAGGGTTAGGTAATTCTACAGAAGACAGGGGTGTGAAAAATTTTAATACTTTTTTAAACCAACTCATTTTCTTTTCCTTCTTGTTCTTGTAAAAGTTCTCGTTTTTGTCTTGGTAGGTAATCCTCCCAACAACGAACAACTATTAGTTTCTTTTCTACTTCTGTAAAAGTATTCCAGTCCCTAATCTCTGTGGCTGTTCTACCACAACCTTTACAAGTTCTAGTCATTCCGTACGTTACTGTGCAAATACCGATGCACGGAGAGTCGTGAAGACTAGTCGTTTGATGTAATGATCTTTGTGCCATCACTTTTACTCCTAATGAGACGGACATTTTTTTCTTTTAGCCATTGTCTCATTTGTTGCTTACGTTCTATTGTACTAATATTTGCATCGTATAGTAAAGTATTATAGTGGTCAGTATATACCTGATATCCACGGTAATAATCTCCTCCCCCTAACTCATTAAACCTTACTATCTGCCACACACGTTGTTTCGACATCTTGTATTTCTTCCCTATTTCTTCAAGCGTCATATCTGTGTTAAGAGTTAGCATAAATATTTCAAAATATTTAGCTCTTAATTTTTCTTTATTACTTATCATGCGTAAAACTCCTTGTAGTTTGTTACAGCTGTGCCCCAGCTATTCCCTATTTCTGCGTCAACTTTATTCGGCACAATTAAAGGCACACAATCAGCCATTATTTGTATAATTTTTTCACAAGTTTCTTT